ATTTTATATAGTAACTATAGAATATTAAACATAAATAGTTAAACTTTATATATTAAACCTAAAATACTACGTACTTAAAGTTAAACTTACAAAACTACAACTTTTTTATAAAATAACTATTGACATATGTGTAAAAATAGTCTACTATAACACTCAGTAACTACAATAAATATAACTATAAAGTTACTACTAACGTGTTATAGGGTAGAATGTACGTATATGTAGTGTCACCTCACTCCTGTATCTCCCTCCTCACTACCCTATATGTACATAACTTCCTATAACACGTATTTTATTTCAATTAACTCTTGACAATGCGTAAAAAACCTGTACAACTATATGCAAGTGAAACCGTAATAGAAGACTTTTATAGTGCTATAGCGGATAATAACCCTCGTGCTTTACATAAAGTACACATACCTAAGTCAGATGTGTTTTATGTACGTGAAGCTTTGTACAATCGCACTGGAGAGTGGTACTCTTTAGATCACGTAGAGAGAGCTATGTATTTAGAGGGATACTTAGAGTCACACGAAGTGTTAGACCCAGACAGAGTACGAGAGTACGGATAGTAGAGTACGAGAGTATGGCTAAAGCAGAAGACCCAAGGTTAAAACGTGCAGGTGTTAAAGCTTACAATACACCCAAGCGTACCCCAGATCACCCTACAAAGTCACACGTTGTAGTCGCTAAGAGTGGTGACCAAATAAAGACGATACGTTTTGGACAGCAAGGTGTAAAGACGAACCAGACTGTAGGGCAACGTGAAGCTTTTAAGTCACGCCACGGTAAGAACATAGCGAAGGGTCCAATGAGTGCAGCTTATTGGGCTGATAAGGCCAAGTGGTCACCAAGTAAAACTAAGTCGCCAAGCAAGAAGTGGGTAAAGGGGTCTTGATATAGTTGAGTAATGTAGCGGTTGTGCGGCGTAAGAAGCTGCCCAAGCGCAAACGTCCGATACAAAAGTTAAAGAAAAAGAGATACCTTCAAAAGAAGGCACAAGTACTCGACTTCAAAATGAAACTGGTAGTTTAACGACATGAATAAACCTAAGAGCAAAGTAAACCAAGCAGGTAACTACACTAAGCCTACCATGCGTAAGAATCTTGTTGCTTCTATTAAAGCTGGTGGTAAGGGTGGTAAGCCTGGACAGTGGAGTGCAAGGAAAGCACAAATGGTTGCTAAGCAATATAAAGCTAAAGGTGGAGGCTACACGTAATGCCCCTCGCTAAATCACAGAAAAGCTTGAAGGCGTGGACTAAACAAGATTGGCGTACTAAGAGTGGCAAGCCTAGTGCTAAAACTGGTGAGCGTTACTTACCTGCTAAGGCTATTAAGTCTCTTAGCAGTAGTGAGTATGCCGCTACAACAAGAGCTAAACGAGAAGGCACTAAGGCAGGTAAGCAGTTTGTGGCTCAACCTAAGAGCATCGCAAAGAAGACCAAAGCCTTCAGGAAGGTGAAGTAATTATGTGGCTTGCTATGATACTCGTATGTGCTAACCCTGCAGCCGTTTCGTGTATCGTCTACGCAAACACACAAAAAGTATTCTATGAAGAGTCTGCGTGTAATGAGGAAGTATCTACAATACAGAAAAGCTTAGCTTCTAGAAACTTGTACGCTGTACCTTATTGTTTTAAAGTTACAACAGGATCATCTGCATAATGAATGTGGACTTAGGATTGTTAGGCTACTTACCATTACCACAAATGCCTTTCGATAAAGTCAACCCAGCGCCTACTGAAAAGAAAAGAATAATAGAAGAAACACACAAGTCTGTAGATAGAAAAGCAGATGCATTTAGGTACGAAAGTATTTATGCGTACCACCCCCACAACATGAATAAAATACCGCAAGGACAATTAGTAGACTTCGTGGTAGCGTAATAAAAACAAGAGGTATGGTAAATGCCCTATTTAACCAGCAGTATTCCGTATTTTAAGGCATGGGTAAGAAGAGAGTATACAAAGAACTTAGAAGAATATCAAGGCCAGTTTCTACACTGCATGGTGATAGGAGTAACGACTCTACCCAACAGGACGCTAAGCTTCCAAGTTATCTTTACAGGGTGCGAGTCAGACGTTTCGGAAGAAGAGCAAAACGTTCACGGCGGGGCTATGTGGGCTAGATTGCCCCTAACAGCTTTAGTAGCAGACACACCTTTAGAGGAATGGCCTGAAGAGTTACCCCCATACTTAGCCCAACCGTGGGATTGTATGTCACACTATCACAGTGTATATAAGTTAGAACGAGCAAGCCCAGCGCCTTGGATAGCTAAAGTTGACGGGGAGTTCTACCCTGCAAAGTATTACTTTACAGTTGACTACACAGACAGTGAAGTAGCAGATGACCCAGCGCAACACAAGCAGTCACACGTTTTAGAACTGCTAGATGCTGGACCTTATACAGGTAACATGGTTGCGTTACCCAACAATAGAGTGAGAGTAACTCACCCTGCGTGGTTTGAGACAGGCCAAGGTGCTCCTGACTTCAAGCCTAACCAACATACGTACAACTCTAAGGAAGACGTAGGGTATGTATGGGATACGCAACGAGTGTTTAATAATTTATATAGTGAGAGTGAACAATGAAGATGAAGAAAAAAGGTTACGCTATGGGTGGAGCTTTAAAGAAACCTACAGCTAAACAGGCGGGACTGAAGAAGTTACCACAAGGTGTCCGTAACAAAATGGGTTACATGAAAGATGGTGGTAAAGTTATGAAGAAAAAAGGTTACGCTATGGGTGGCATGACAGGTGCGTACAACCCTATCCAAGCTGACATGCAGCGTCAACAAGGTATGATGCAAGCTCAACAACCAGTTCAACAACCTACTGCTAAGCCAGCCATGAAGAGTGGTGGTATGATGAAGAAAAAAGGTTACGCTAAAGGTGGTAAAGTAATGACGTACAACTTAGGTGGTATGGTCAAAGAGCAGCGTGACAATCGTAAGAAAAAGAAGTAAGATGCCTGTACACAAAGTAAAGGGTGGCTATCAGTGGGGTACGAAAGGTAAGGTGTACCCTACTCGTGCTCAAGCTGAAAAGCAAGCCCGTGCTGCTTACGCTAGTGGTTATAAAAAGAAAACAAAGAAAAGTAAAAAGTAGATGGTAGCAAGAAACTACAGCACAGTAACAAAAGCACTTAGCATTACAGCTACTTCAGGTGATGCTAGTGCTAATGTATTATATACCTGCCCTCCTAACCATGATGCAGAAATAGATTTTCTTCATGTAACAAACGGTGCGGCTTCTACAGATAATGTGTATATACAGTGGTATCATGCAGATGATACTACGTATCACACTATTGTAAACGCAAAGTCTATATCTGGTAATAATGTTTATGATGTCTTACAGGGAAGCAACATGTTTTATTTACATGCAGGTGATAAGATTGTATGTTACAATGGTGGTGGTACTTTAAATGTGGCACTGTCAGGAAAAGAGTTCTTTAATCCTAATAGAACATAACGGGGTTGCAATACTAGCAATAGTATGATATAACTAAGTGTGTTATAACTATCTCCACAGCACACAAACAAAAAGGAGATAGTGCAATGAAATGGTTTAACAATATGTGGGAAGGCTACAAACTAAGTCAACAAAGACGTGTAGCTTACTGGCAACTTCAGAACCTGTCAGACAAAGATCTAAAAGATATGGGTATCCACAGATCAGAAATCTACAGAGTAGCATACGGAAAGTAAAATGACTAAAAGACAACTTACAGAAAAACAACAGGCTTTCATGTCAGTACTCTTTGAAGAGGCTGGTGGTGATGTAGTTGTCGCTAAACGTTTAGCTGGGTATAGTGATAACTCACCAACAACGACAATAGTGGAGGCTTTAAAAGATGAAATATTTGAGGCAACTAAGTCGTACATGTCAAGGATTGGTCCTAAGGCTGCGATTGCATATGCCAGTGCTTTGGACGATCCTACCCAGCTAGGTATTAAAGAAAAGATGATGGCTGCAGGTCAGATACTTGATCGTGCAGGTGTAGTTAAAACGGAGAGGGTGGCAGTAGAGTCAACGGGTGGGTTGTTCATATTACCCCCTAAGAACGTTGATGATACTGAAGATTCGTAAAGAAAGACCTCTTCAGAACGAATACTGGATGCTGCCTAGAGTACCGTTTAAGGTAAAGCTATGGTTACGCATCCCAAGAATAAGTAGATACGTTCCGTTTGGTTACGAGATAGACCCTGAAGATGATGAGTGGTTAAACCCCATACCAAAGGAGTTAGAGCTTTTAGAGTTAGCTAAAAAACATCTGAAGCAGTATAGCTTACGCCAAGTCTCAGCTTGGCTAACTACACAGTCAGGTAGAGATATAACTCACGATGGCCTAAGAAAACGTATAGATGTCGAAAGAAAAAGAAAGCACCTTACTTCAATTAAACGTGAGTACGCCAGAAGGCTCCAGAAGACGCTACAACAGATCGAAGCGCTCGAAAAAAACTACACAGGAACCTACACCTACGACGACGAAAGTGACGAAAGCTGTACAGCCAGCCATAGTCAAGCCTCCTGAGTATAACGTTGAAGAAGTACAGAATATTGTCTTTAGGCCTAACCCTGGACCACAGACACAATATCTAGCTTCAAGTGAACGTGAGGTTCTATATGGTGGGGCAGCAGGTGGTGGCAAGTCATACGCAACACTAGCTGATCCTTTACGTAACATGAACAATCCAGACTTCAGTGGTCTGCTTGTACGTCACACGACAGAGGAACTTAGGGAACTCATACAGAAAAGCCAAGAGTTGTACCCTAAAGCTATACCTGGAATAAAGTGGTCTGAGCGTAAGTCGCAATGGACTACACCAAGAGGCGGCACACTTTGGATGTCGTACTTGGACAGAGACACAGACGTTATGCGCTACCAAGGTCAGGCGTTTAACTACGTAGCATTTGACGAACTCACTCAGTGGTCCTCCAGTTTTGCGTGGGACTATATGCGATCACGTCTACGTAGTGCAAACAAAGACTTAGGTCTGTACATGAGAGCTACTACAAACCCTGGTGGAATTGGTCACTCTTGGGTTAAGAAAATGTTCATTGACCCAGCGCCACCTAACACGGCTTTTTGGGCAACGGACATAGAGTCTGGCGAGGTATTACGCTTCCCCTCAGGTCATAGTAAAGCTGGTCAACCCCTGTTCAAGCGAAGGTTTATACCCGCCAGCCTCTTTGATAACCCGTACTTAGCTGAAAGTGGTGACTACGAAGCTATGCTTCTGTCTCTACCAGAGCATCAACGTAAGCAACTACTAGAAGGTAATTGGGATGTCAACGAAGGTGCTGCCTTTCCTGAATGGAACAGAGCAATACATGTCGTTGACCCTTTTAAAATTCCCGCAAGTTGGACTAAGTTTAGAGCTTGCGACTACGGCTACGGAAGTTTCACAGGCGTTGTATGGTTTGCTGTCACACCCAATGAGCAGCTTATTGTATACAGAGAGTTATATTGTTCTAAAGTTACAGCTACTGATTTAGCGGATATGATACTTGAAGCTGAAAAAGAAGATGGCAGCATAAGGTACGGCGTGTTGGATAGCTCCCTGTGGCACAAAAGAGGTGACACTGGCCCTTCCTTGGCAGAGCAAATGAACGCAAAGGGATGCAGGTGGAGGCCTTCAGACCGTTCAAGAGGCTCAAGGGTTGCAGGTAAAAACGAGCTTCACCGCCGATTGCAAGTTGATGAGTACACTGAGGAGCCAAGGCTAGTGTTCTTTTCGACTTGCACGAACTGCGTAGCTCAAATACCTAGTATACCTTTGGATAAAAGAAATCCAGAAGATGTAGATACTAATTCTGAAGATCACTTGTACGATGCTATCAGATACGGTATAATGACAAGACCAAGAAGTTCTTTATGGGATTTTAATCCTAACTCACGTAATGCAGGTTTTCAAGCTGCAGACTCAACATTTGGATATTAGTTAAATGGCAGAAGACGATATTGTAAACGGACAAGGTGAACTGTTTGAAACAGATGATGTAGCTGTTATTCAAGACGGTGATGACTTGGATGTGCCTAGCGTAGTGTCTTACGTGGAGTCACGCTTTAGTCGTGCAGAAGATGCAAGGTACGTAGATGAAAACAGATGGCTTCGTGCTTACCGTAACTACAGAGGTATATATGGAACTGATGTACAATTTACTGAGACTGAGAAATCTAGGGTTTTTGTTAAAGTTACTAAGACTAAGACGTTGGCAGCTTACGGTCAAATCGTAGATGTACTCTTTGGTAGCTCACGGTTCCCACTTACTGTAAACCCTACGACTTTACCTGAGGGTGTAGCTGAGTCTATGCACATCAGTATAAACCCACAGACTGAACAAGCTATGGACCCTTTACGTGGGGCTTTTGAAGAAGAACCTAAAGTAAAGTTTTTGTTTGACCCTGATGAGAAGCTGAAACCTGGCGAGACAATGTATGACCGTATGAAACGTATGGGTCCACTACAGAAGAAGCTTGAGGCTGTAGGTGATAAGGTTATTGAAGGTCCAGGTACTACACAAGATACAGTTACTTTCCATCCTGCTATGATAGCAGCTAAGAAGATGGAAAAGAAAATACACGACCAGTTAGAAGAGAGCGGAGCTAATAAACAGCTTCGCCATACTTCTTTTGAGATGGCGTTGTTTGGCACGGGTATTATGAAGGGTCCGTTTGCTATAGACAAAGAATACCCTAACTGGAACGAAGAAGGTGACTACGATCCTACGATCAAAACTGTACCCTCTACAAGTCATGTGTCAGTGTGGAACTTCTATCCTGACCCTGATGCGTACAATATGGATGAAGCAGAGTACGTCATTGAGCGTCACCGTATGACACGCTCTCAAATGCGTGGCTTAAAGTCACGTCCTTTCTTCAGGAAGGATTCCATTGATAAAGCTATCCAGACAGGTGAGTCTTACGATAAGAAGTATTGGGAACAGGACATGGAAGATGACAGTGTGACAAACACTGCACCTGAACGTTATGAAGTACTAGAGTTCTGGGGTTACGTAGATACAGAAATCTTAGAAGATAATGGTGTACGTATTCCTCGTGAACTAAAAAATGCAGAGCAGTTAAGCGTTAATGTATGGGTTTGTAACGGAGAAGTATTACGTTTAGTGCTTAACCCGTTTAAACCTGCACGTATTCCTTACTACGCTGTACCATACGAACTGAACCCGTATAGCTTCTTTGGTGTAGGTATCGCTGAAAACATGGATGATACGCAAACTTTGATGAATGGCTTTATGCGTATGGCTATTGACAACGCTGCACTGTCAGGTAACCTTATCATTGAAGTAGATGAGACTAACCTAGTACCAGGTCAAGATCTATCTGTGTACCCAGGTAAGGTGTTTAGACGTCAAGGTGGAGCACCAGGGCAAGGTATCTTTGGCACTAAGTTCCCTAACGTAGCTAATGAGAATATGCAACTATTTGATAAAGCGAGGGTATTAGCTGATGAGAGTACAGGTTTTCCATCGTTTGCACACGGGCAGACAGGTGTTTCAGGAGTGGGAAGGACTGCTTCTGGGATTAGTATGCTTATGTCTGCAGCTAACGGCTCTATACGAAATGTTGTAAAGAACGTTGATGACTATCTTATTGGTCCTATTGGTAAAGCGTTCTTTGCGTTTAATATGCAGTTTGACTTCGACAAAGAAATAAAAGGTGATCTAGAAGTTAAGGCATCAGGTACAGAAAGCTTGATGGCTAACGAAGTACGTTCACAACGCTTAATGCAATTCATGGGTGTAGCTTCTAACCCAGCGCTTATGCCGTTTGTAAAGAGTGACTACATCATACGTGAGATTGCTAAGAGCATGGACCTTGATCCTGATAAGGTGACTAACTCTTTGGGTGACGCAGCTATACAAGCTGAGATCCTCAAGAAGTTTACTACACCACCTGAACCCCCAGCAGGTGCAGTACAAGGCCCACCTCCACCACCTTCACCAGGAGCAGCGCCAGAGCAAGCAGGAGTTGGCGTAGCTGACACTACAGGCGCTGGGGGTGGTAACATAGGTACAGGTACAGTACCTACGCCAGGTGAACAAGGATTTACTGGTACATGACAATAAAGAAGCTAGTAAACGATAAGCCTCTGTGGGATAGCTTTTTAGAGGTAATCAATAATAAGATTGCAGTAGCGCAACGTAGGTTAGAGCAAGAGACAACTATGGAAGGTATGTATCGTGCTCAAGGTGAGATTGCTGCACTACGAAGATTAACTTATTTACGGGATGAGATGAATGCCTGAAAGAGATTATGGTTTAGGTGGGCGTGAAGCCCGTGAAGCTTACGATTCAGCAAAAGCTTACGCAGAATCACAAGCTGCTGCTGGAAGAGATGATCCACCGCCTACTAGACCCAGAGCTAGACCTGAAAGTAAAGACACAAGTGAATCACCTACCATATCTATTGTAGATGCAGATACAGATGAGACAGTAGGTACTTGGGATGTAGGTAGCGGCGATGTTACTTTTTCAGGTGACAGTTCATTAAGTGAAACAACGCAACAAAGAAAAAAATCTAAATCTGGTTTAGCTGTTCCAGAACCTAAAATAAATATTGGTCCCTTAGAAGTAAAAGAAAGAGATGCAAAGCTAGATGTCTCTATGGATTGGTCTAACGTTTTTGATAACCTACTAAAAGACGCAATGCCAAAAGGTGTAAACTTAGATAGATTTAAAACATCATGGGATGGTGAAACAATAAAGCTACTTGACGTAGGTATGAGCTTTGCAGAGGGCGGTAAAGTGAGCGATGAAGCACAACTAGAAATGGATCTCATTATGAACGAGCAGGTAGACCCTGTGAGTGGTAACACTGCTCCTGTAGGAGCTAAACCTGAAGAGGTTCGTGATGATATTGATATTAGGGTTAGCCCAAATGAATATGTAGTAAATGCACAAACGGTAAGGTACTTTGGAGAGGAGTTCTTTGATGAGCTACAAAAGGCTGCAGCAGAAGGTTTTAGACGTATTAAGGAAGGTGAAGAACTACCTTTCAGAGATGATGAACTCGATATTGAAGATGATGAGACTGAAGAAGTAGAACCAGAAGGTTTTGCGTATGGTGGACGTGTTAAAGGTTACGCTGAAGGGGATCTGGTAGTACCTAAACCTGTAGGTGGTGGCTACGGTCAGTACGGCGGTACTGGTGTTATGTTTATGGGATACCAAAGTAAAACATTTATAAATGACGAGACAGGTCAAAAGATAGTTATATTCTTCTTTAATGGTAGACCTTTAAGTAGAATACCTGAGGGTTTCCGTGAGATGGGTGAAACACCTGCAGAAGAACAAGAACAGGCGGCAGCACAAGAGGTTGCTGAAAGCAGAGGAACGTATGAAGATAGATCAAACGAATGGAGAGGTAAAGATCCTGCTAAATACAGTATGAGTGATTTTAAAAACTATGGAGATTATTACAGCAAGAAAGAAGATCCTTTATCTATGTCACAATTAGAAAAAGGTATACTAACACTAGCTGGTGATTCTTTATTAGGTAGGATACTAGGTTCTGGAGGCGGTGCAACTCTTATTAAAAAAACGCAAGAGGGTGTGTATAATAAAGCAAATAAAGTAAATGCAGCTGTAAATAGCATTTTAGAAAAAGGTGAAGATAATCAAGGAAATAAACTTACAAGTACAGATAATAATATACTATTTAGAGCACAATATAACGCTGGTTTAATTGATTCTACTTATAGACAGCAAAATCCATCTAGTTTTACAGAAGGTGATTTTGTTGACCCCGGACAAACAAAAGGTACTGCAATATTTGATCAACCTTTTTATAAAACGCCTAGCGGTGATTTAAATGTTGAAGCATTAATGCCTCCTACAAAAGATGATAAACCTTCGTCTGCTTTTGATTTTAACCCAAGCACATCCGTTTTTTCATCTGCGTATGAAAGATCAGAGGCGTTAAGTGGAAATCTTGGAAACCAAGCAAGCTATTTAGCTTCTCAAGAAATACACAGCCAAGGTTTAAAAGCAAAAGGTCTTGAGGATACCTCAATCTATGGCAGCAATGTTGGACCAGTAGAGGCTGTAACAAACCTAGTTACTACAGGCACTGTGCAAGGTAAAAAAGATGATGATAAAAGTAAAGACAAAGAAAACGACAAAGTACTATGTGATTTAATCCACCGCTACGGTTACTTAGACGAAGACATATGGCGTCTAGACGAAGCGTTTGGTGATCGTGTAGCAATAGAAGACCCTGAGTTAATGGAAGGCTATCACACATGGGCTAAGCCTATGGTAGCTTGGATAGAGAGAGAATCATTCCTAGCTAAACTATATTTAAAGTACTGGTGTGTACCATTTACACGGCGCTGGGCAAATCATATTGCACACATTATGGAACCAGAGAACTACAAACCAGATTATGTAGGTAAACTTATGTTAGCCATAGGCGTACCCATTTCAAGAGCTATCTACAAACTAAAAGGTAGAAAACTAAAAACTGTTTAACAATAAGGCTACCCAGCTACGGCTGGCCCCATATAAGAAAGGATACAGTATGCCTGAACTAGCAGAAGTAGAAACCCCAAAGACAGCAGGTTTCGTAAACCCCAAGAAACCTACTCCTCTAGAAGAGAAGATTAAACGAGAGGAAGAAGAACTACAAGCTTTAATGAAAGCTAGAACTGAAGAGATCGAAGAAAAAGCAGAAGAGCAAGAAGCTAAACCTGCAAAAGAACCTGAAGAAGAAGAACTCTCAGGTGAAGAACGTACCTACAAGAAACGCTACAGTGATCTACGTAATCACTTAAACAAGCAAGCTGAAGAACTAAAACAACTTAAAGCTCAGCTTGAAACAGTACAAAAGACAGGCAAGGTACGTGCTCCTACTTCAGACGAAAGCATTGAAGCTTGGGCAGCTAAGTATCCTGAGATTGCTGGCATAGTTGAAACTATTGCTGAAAAGAAAGCGCAAGAAAAGTTTAGCTATGCAGATGAGCGTCTAAAAGAGATTGACAAGATCAACGAGAAAGCCCAGCGCACAAAAGCTGAGAATGAGATTCGTGCTATGCACAGCGACTTCGATGATCTACGTGCAAGTGATGACTTCCACGATTGGGCTGGTGAACAACCCAAGTGGGTACAAGACGCACTATATGAAAACCAAGATGATCCACAATCAGTGATCCGTGTGATTGACCTATATAAGGTTGACAAAGGTATGGACACTAAGGGTCAACGAAGAAATACTAGAGATGCAGCATCTGCTGTTAAAACAAAACGTACCTCAAAGCCAGACGGTGAGGGCGTATCTGGGCAACTACGTGAATCAGATGTTCAACGTATGAGTGCCTCAGAATACGAGCAACGTTCAGATGAAATCATGGAAGCTATCCGTAGTGGTAAGTTTTTATATGATGTTTCTGGTGGTGCGAGGTAAATAAGGTATTGACATTACACAAACTCTATGTTATAACTGTGTATGTTAATAAAGCATAGGTATACCCTGTTAGACGTTTCAGCTACTATGCCTATGCTTTCGACTAAGCGAAGACAAATACGTTAAGACTTACCTGTTCTATTATAGGCCCGACAGACTCTAAGCCAGGCCAGGCTTTTTTGAAGTCGCACCCTAGAACGATCAGCCTCTTATCTGATGTTACAGCTTATAAATCTAAATAAGCCTAACTATCTATGGAGGATTATATCATGGCTTTCGCAACAGCGTCAGGATATGGTAATCTACCTAACGGTAATTTTAGTCCAGTTATCTACAGTAAACAGGTACAACTTGCTTTCCGCAAGGCCTCTATTGTAGAAGCAATCACAAACTCTGATTATTTTGGAGAGATTGCTAACATGGGCGATTCTGTTAAGATTATCAAAGAGCCTAAATTTTTGGGCCTTCTAGCGGCATAACGTTAGTAAGATAATCTGGTGAATTGCTGGAACCCTAAGTCAAACGATACGGGAATCAGCAGCCAAGCCCTGCAAAGGGAAGGTTCAACGACTAGAGAATACATATAACAAGTAGTGGCTCGACGTAGCTAACGAAAGAACACAAAATGGATAAACGTAAAAGAGGCATCCTCTATGGATGTGCTATTGGTGACGGTGGTATATATCTTGATAAAAATCAAGCATCTTCTACTGCAAGACTTATAATAGGTCATGGTCCTAATCAACTAGAATACCTTAAATACAAACAGCATTTGTTGCAAAGTATACTAGGTGGTAAAAAACCAAGTCTTTATACTTACAAGTCTCTCAACAAGAAGACGGGTAAAACATACACTAATCATCAAATATACAAAAACCATAACTACTTTAGGCAAATGCACAGAGTTCTTTACCCTGAAGGTTCATTCAAGTACTCAGAAAAGATGCTATCTTACTTAACTGACCATAGCCTAGCCATATGGTATATGGATGATGGATCAGGTAGTATTTCTAAGAACAATAAAACTAAGAAGCCGTGTGGTTGTATGACTAGGCTTTCAACGTATTGTTCTAAAGAAGAAGCAGAGTTACTAAAGGAATGGTTCTACAGTAAGTATAAACTTAATGCTAAGTTTGATGTAGATAAAAGAAGTAATAAATATTCTCTTAGATTTAATACTAAGGATTCTAGAGAGTTTGTATCCATTGTGTTCCCATACATGTTTCAACCTTTAAAATACAAGATTGAGCATGTAGATAAGTATTCTCCAAGAGTGCCAGACACCCTAAGGGGTGAAGATATAGTCTGAACTACAAGGAAACTTGTAGGTAGATGTAATTAAAAAGATCTACGTAACATATTGGAAATCACAGTAAAGTCGTATGCCCGTGGCACGACTATCACACCACAAGACCTTGATGACGAAGATTTTTCTTTGACAGTAGACAAAGCAAACTACTTTGCGTTCAAGGTAGATGATATTGAAGAAGCGCACTCACATGTGAACTTCCAAAGTATCGCATCTGACCGTGCAGCTTATCGTTTGGCTGATCAGTTTGACCAAGACGTTCTTGGTTACATGTCTGGCTTCAAACAAACAGCTATCCACGGCAAAGCTAATACAGCTAACACAACCGTAAACGGTACGAAAGCTGTATCAACTGCTGGTTCTGATGAACTGCTTTCAAGCATGAAGCTAGATGCTTCTGACTTTAATGCTGGTACTGGTGGTAACTCTATCGTTGTCAAACCTCGTACAGGTGCAGACACGTTGAACACCACTACAGCTAATGCGACACCAATGCAAGTTATTGCACGTATGTCACGTAAGCTGGACCAACAGAATGTTTCTACGAATGATCGTTGGCTCGTAATTGACCCAGTGTTTGCTGAACTTCTGAAAGACGAAGACTCACGTCTTCTGAACGCAGACTTCGGTGGATCAGGGTTGCAGAACGGGTTGATCTTCAACAACATTCATGGCTTTAAAGTCTACATGTCTAACAATCTTCCTGAAGTAGGTGACGGTCCAACCTCAACTACATCTTCAGGTTCAACGCACTACGGTGTGTTGCTTGCTGGACATGCATCTGCAGCAGCCACTGCTGAGCAAATTAACAAGACAGAAACATATCGTGACCCTGACAGCTTCGCTGACATCGTTCGTGGTATGCACCTCTATGGCAGAAAAATTCTTCGCCCTGAAGCTCTTGTTAATGCAATTTACACATCTGGTCTATAAGGGAGGAGTGAGATATGGCACTTGGTGATAACACACTTCGTTCTGCGGCTGGAAACTCTCAGCGTGGACGTAATCCGTACATGGTTCAAACTACATTGAACTGGGCTACAGCTTTGTCAGACAAAGGCGGTGCTCTTGCAGCGGCTGATGTTGTTCCTGTCATTGCTGTACCAAAAGGTACGATGATCTTGAACGCAGGTATTGAAGTTGATACTGCTACTGACGGTTCTACTTTTACAGTAGACTTAGGTACAGGTGTTGACCCTGACGTGTTTGTTGATGGTTTTGACGCCACTTCAGCGGCTGCTGTTGTTGCACAGAACCCTGCAGTATATCAGCCTGTAATGGCTGTTGCTGATGACAACATTGACGTAACTATTGCTACACTTTCAGGTGGCGCAGTTACTTCAGGTAAGTTCCGTGTATGGGCAGTTCTAATGGATTGCACAGACATGGGTGACACTTCTGCTGATGAAGTAGCTCGTGACGCACTTGCATAAATAAAAAACTTTTGGGGCTGCTTTAGGGTGGCCCCTTATCTAAATCTATATAGCAAGGGCTGCATAAATGTCTACATCAGCAGAAAGAACAGCCAAAGTACCACAAGAGAATAGATTAATATATATTGAACGTGGTACAACAACAAAAGATAGAACAGTACGTGTTCCACAACAAGATAGAATAGTTTTTATAGAAAGATAATCTACTATAGCGAAACGTACTGTATATACAACTGAGGATTAAGCATGAGCTTTAGATGGCCTAATAAAGACCCTGATGAGACACTAGATTATAGTGTAGATTGGTCACGCTTTTTAGATAGTGCAACTATAGCAAGTGTTACTTGGGCAGTTAAAACTACATCGTACACTACAAAGACTACCTTGGCTGCAGGACAAGATTTAAATACTGCATCAGGTGGTGCAAGTACAGACAGTATTCAAAATACTGCACAATCTAATACAACTACTGTAGCGACTATTAATATAGCTGGTGGTACAAACAACGAAGAATACACTTTCTTTTGTACTATGACTGACAGTACAGGTAGTATTGCTGAAAGAAGTATTAAGCTTCGGGTAAGGGAACGTTAATATGGCATATGATTTTCTTGGTTTAGTAAATGATGTCAACAAGCGTTTGAATGAAGTTGAACTTACAAGTGCTAACTTTGGTAGTGCTGTAGGGTTTTATAGTGCGGCTAAAGACAGTGTAAATGCAGCAATACGTTTTATTAACCAGCATGAGTTTGAGTGGCCCTTTAATCATGTAGAACAAGAAGATACACTTACTGCAGGTGAAACACGTTACGCTTTTCCTAGTGATATGAAAGTACCAGACATGGATAGCTTTCGTATTAAACGCAACTCTACATTTAATAACCAAACACAAAAACTAAAAATACTTTCTTATGAAGAATATCTTGACAAGTTTGTAGACAATGAATATAATACAAACGACACTATAAGAGGTTTGCCTAAGAGTATATTCCGTACCCCTAATATGGAATATGGCGTAGTACCACCACCAGATAACGCCTATGAGTTAGTATATGAGTATTATAGATTGCCTGTTGATTTAATTAATGCAACTGATGTACCTAGTGTACCTGAACAATTTAGATATGTTATAGCTGATGGGTCTATGTATTATGCTTATCTGTTTAGAGGTAATACTCAAGATGCAAATATACAACAACAGAAGTTTGAAGCTGGTATAAAGAATATGCGTACACTTTATATTAATCGTTATGACTACTTGAGGGATACACGTATTCACCGTACTACACATTATTCTAATGCAACGAGAGTTAGCTAAATATGCCTACACAATGGCAGACATATCCTGTCGAGTTTAAGGGTGGTTTAATAACCAATGCAAGCCCTTTACAGCAAGGTATTAACTCTCCTGGCTCTGCTCGTACTTTGCGTAACTTTGAGCCATC